ACTATCGTAGAAAGGCCCTGTGTTTCTTCTAGGGTTAGAGAATGTAAACCAATACCTGTTTCGCGTGGGTTCTGAGAAGAAACCCTCTGACACGCTGTAGATGGGAGCGGGGATACCAGATGCCTCGTCCATGATTAAACAAACGCCGTATGACGAGTGGATGCCTGCAAACGCGTCTGGATTCTCCTCGCTCCAAAGTTGTGCTTGCGCGTAGTAGTAACCTGTATCTATTTTTAAGTCTTTGATAAGTGCATCTTCAAACCACCCTGCTGGTTTTATGGTAGTAGCTGTTTTGGTAAACCAATGCGAGTTGATCGCGAGCGTGAGCCATTTTCCAAGTTCCGCCCATGTTCTTGATCTAAGCTGTTGTTCTGTGTTGGCTGTAACAATTATGGTTGATCCTAGTCTGGTAGAAAGCATCCACATAATAATCCAAGCTACCAAAGCTGATTTACCTATACCACGACCAGATGCTACAGCAAGTCTAAACATTTCTGGTAGATCAAGCGCGTTGTTGCGCTCTATGTGTATTGCCATTTCTCGCAAAATTTTTTCTTGCCACTTCCTTGGTCCACTAAAGTTTTCAAGGGGGGTGTCCTTTTGTTTCCAGGGGAACACATACTTAACAAAGTTAACTGGATTGTCTTTGATTGGTCCTGACCAGATTTCGGTCATCAATTCTTTTTCTTGTTTTACTCCGTATTTCATACTTCATTACCCCATACATCCCAACCTGGAGAAGTTTTTCTTGCAAATAATTCTATTCTTGGAAGGTCTTTACACAATTCTGTTATTCTATTTCTTACTTCTTGTGGTTTTTTACTATGTTTTGTTCTTTCTGCAAAAACTAAACCTTTTATATCATTTCTTTTTTTTATTTCTTTTAACTTGCCTTTTGTTCCAATCAAACATATTTCTGTTGATTTAAGAACATAAGGTGAAAAATTATAACAGTAAGACCCATTTGCATATTGTTTGACCCAAGTAAAACCAATGGTTTTATAAGTAAACCCCCATGCATTTATAACACTCAAAGCCTCTTGCAAATGGCTATCAGTAACCCACATAAAAATTATGCAGTTTTCATCAGCAATATTTTCAACAGGTAAAGAGCAAATTTCTTGCTCAGTCATAGTGCTGTAATGTGCTTTTTGTATATCAATCATATCTCTGTTTCCATCTTGATATGATTTACTTCCAAAACTCCACGGCGGATCAGCATATATTATGTTGTACTTTTTATTTGGAAATTTAATCATAAAAAAATATAAAAATTTTAGTTATAGTGTTATACATATATCGCACCTGCCTGCGCACGCAAGGGGGGGGTAAATTTGCATTTTGTAAGAGAGATTTCATATTAGTTAAGAGGGAGAAAAACTAACATTACAAACTTACCCCTTATTATCTATATCGCCACCGCTCGCGCGCTTGCGCGGGGCTATCGCGGGCGCGGTTTCGTGGTCTATGACGCGCGCGCGTGCGCTGTCCAGGATTCCTGCTAAATTAAGATTATGGTCAACTTGTGTTTTCTCGGCCCAGGTATCGCGATCTGCCGACTTTAAATAGAATTGGATTGAATTGAAATCTCCGTCCTCTATCTTTTCCATTAACTTGCTTGTTGCCAACTGTAAACCTTTCGCTCTTCCCCTGGCTAATGCGTCCGATAATTCAGAATTTTTTTTGTTTCTATGTTTATTAAATGTATCCCAACCAACGCCAATAGACCTACAAATGTCCATGATACCAAGGTTTAAACTAGCTAGATATTCAACCCTTTCATGGTCAATAACTATCGGTTTTCTTCCGCGTTTTTTTGGTGTTTTTGTTGTCATATTCCGATTAATTATATCTTATATAGCCTGTTTTTATGCTATTTATAAAGAAATATGTATAAATATTGAGTATTAGTATTGACAATAGAGTATATGTATGGATAATGATACTTGCATATTAATTAAACGGAGAAATAAAAATGAATATTAAATTTACAGATAACGAACTTTCATTATTGAAAGCGTGTTTTGATATGAATAGTGGCGACACTTATGCAAGAGGAACACTATTTCCACAATGGCTCAAAGAAGACTGTAATCTTTCTGAAAAGCAAACAGAAAAATTATTTGAAAGCATAGACAAAAAATTTACAAAATGGATAGGAGAGGAATAATGAACTTATCAACGCATGAACTTGCTATTGTCAGCAAACTAATAGACTTAAACCAAGAGTATTTTCAAGACAAGAAAATACATAATCCAATTATGAGCCAAGTAAACGATAATTTAGATTGTTATAAATCAGATAAACAATTTGAATTAAATCAAAAAGATTTCGTAAACTTACGATACAAAGTTGAGGATTATTTTAATCAAGTGGAGGAAGAATGAACTACGAAATAACATTTACACATGACAGGGTATATACAATTAAATGCGATAACTTAGTTGAGTTATTTAACAAATTACAAAACCTTATGTCTAAACATTGTTTTTACAATGACGAAATAATATCTATTGAAAGGAGTAAATAATTATGAAACACATAAGCGCGCACATAGATACCTGGTTCAAGGCCAGGTTCTATGACCACCTATTACACAAATATAAAGCTAAGTCATTACATGATATACATGTAAAGATGTTGAGCGAGTTAGAACAAGATATTTATTTTAAGATTATAAACAAAAGGAGAGGTAATTAATTAATGAAATTTTATTATTTAGAAGACATAGACAGGGAACATATACAATTCTTTAAAACAAAAAAATCTGCATTAAATTGGATTAAAAACGCTAACTCAATTGATGATTGGGAGAACAAACTTTACACAAAAGAAGATATACAAGTTTTGTTTGTTCCACATTTTACTAAATCTGCTTTATTAAATGCTTTTGATAAAATATCTTTTATAGTTGGCAATAGCATAAATACGCATAAAGATTAATAAGAATGATAACCATAGAACAAATAGAGCAACAAGAACAAATTAAAGACCAGGCGCAAGACAAAGCAAACGAAGAGCGCAACAAATGGTTTTTAATGATTGCACAATACAACGAAGAGAACGAGGTACATTATGAAGATAGACCGCAGAAGAATACCAAAACATCTTAGGCACTTGTCAGATCATGTACTAAGTTTATTAATGTATATTTTTAGAGCGCGTTAGGAGGTGCCAGATGACAATGATTGAAATAATAAGCTACTCAATACTAAGCATTGTATTGATCGCAACAATTTATGTTAATGAGAAAGATTTAAAAGGTAAATAAACAATCTAATGATTAGAGTACAAATACAAGGAACTACAATCTTTGGCTATGTTCAAGAGAATTACAAAGAATCTAAACTGCCAAAGATTGCGTTCTTGGATGAAGAAACCAACATGATTAAAAGGGTAAATAAAAGATTGATTAAAACCGCTTACCCAAGGGAAAGACCACCAGCATGAACATAGAATTATTATCAGCCCTAGCCCTATTCTTTTTAATGGCATTTGCTTTTTTTACAGAACAATGAAAGTCGGAGAGTAACTCCTTAATTGCTGTATAGTAATTATTCTTTTCGGCTTTCTTCCTCTAACATCACACCCAAGCCAACCAATAAGAAATGCTTATGCTGTACTCCCGCCTTTAAACTTCGCAATACTTTCCTCTCCCCATCAATAGCACACCAAAGAATATTTAAGTCCATCAACTTCTGAATACCCTTACTAACTGTATGTCTATGCATCCCAATCATCAATGCCAGGTAAGTAACCGCATCATGCGAACTAAAATCTTGGGCGGAGTACCTTTCACACAACGCATATAATATTAGCTTCTCCCTTGTCTTTATATCCTTCCTGCCCAAATGCTGTTTATACCACTTCCAAACCACCTTCTTCAAACTTGCATAATTTTTATATTTACCCGCTAACCCATAATTGATTAACCCGCTCTTATCCGCATCTTCTATGCCCTCTACTACTAACCACCATTTATGTTGTTTCAACTAGGCAACCTCCTTTAGACTAACCTGCCTTTTCTCAAAATAATCATCTAATAACCGAATCCCCGTTTTGCTAACCGCAAAAACCCTTTTCCGCTTATCCTCTCCGATACTCTTACTCATATAACCAAGTCTTACAAAGTCATCTAATACATAACCAATCGTTGACCTACTGCCTAAATTACCAGGTAACAACTGAATCAACCTCTCAAAATTTAAACTCTTACCGCTTAACTGTGCAATACCAACCTCCAACACAATAAAAAAATGTATTGGAGTAGACTGACAAAAAGACATAAACCCTTTTTTCCTCCTATTGCTATAGGCAATATCCCGTAATCCGATCATTCTATCCCTTAACTGTTTCATACTTCCTCCTTTTCCCCAAAAATATAGTAATGCTTAACTAACCTTTCAACCTTACTACATAAAAATTTTTACTCCTTTATTCCTTCCCTGAGAGTTGCCCCCTAGGGCAATCTCTCTATTAGTTTAGTTTAGGATATATGTAAGGGCATATATACGATAATCGTATATACGGGTGTCCGATTATCGTATATACGGGTGTACGATTACTTTTGTTTCTTTTTCTTCTTTTTCTTAAATATCCTATCCCAATTATCATTAAATACTTCCTTTGGTACTTGTCTTTTTCT